CGGAATTAGTTAGAACTAACTCTACTGGTTTAACTATCTATAATCCTAGCAACCTTGCGAACTTGATTAAAGGTATGAAAAACAAAACGCAAACTAGAGAACAAAAAATTGCGTTGAGAAAACAATACGAACAATCCCAGTTAAATTAGGGATTGACAAGGTGTGGGATATCCTATAATATCCCACACATAACAGAAAGGACAAAATGTTTTATATAACTTACTACGCAAAAAAGCATAACAAGTTTATCACACGAAAGGGTCAGTATGATAAACCTGACGGAACGAAAGGAAAATCTTTTGTATCTAAAAATGGAGTTCCATGTTTAGTGTACTGGGATTTAGATAACGATGGTTGGAGAATGGCTGTTGGAGAGGCTAAGGTGCGAACATGAGTTCGCACGTTTGGTGTCATGGTCCGAAGTGTCATACATATGTGACAACGGACCGAGTGCGAGGCTCTAAGGGTTCTAAAGTTTTAAGAACTAGAAAAGTTAAACAGCATACCGAGAAAGGTTGGTACCGACAAGATAACTTCTATAATTGGTTTTGTAGTACTGGCTGTTACAATGACTTCGCTCATACATACGTTGAGCAAATCGTAAGGATAGCGCCACGATTAGAGCCACTTGAAACACGTATCGAGGACCCTAAAAAAGAAAAGGTCGAATATACTTATGGAAACTATACAAGAACCATAATAAATAAGATTGACACAGAAAGCAATGTAGGATAATCTTGGACCATGGAAACAAAAACAAATAACGACTACACAAGACGTAATAGATTTACAGGTGAGTCTATTGAACTAACAGAGGAGGAGGCGATTAAACATGACCAAATATTTTATCATGAAGTCCTCGCCACTCTTGAAGATAAAACACTAGGCACAGGTGCCAGTAAGCATTGGGATATTATGCGTAAACATTTAGATTGGTTTCGTAGAAACAATGCCAAAGCATACATGGTACTACTAGACTAAACAAATAAACATGGGCCGGCCGCTTCGCGGCCGGCCCAGGGGTCCCTAATCACTTTCTAAAATTGACTAATCACGGAACCCGACCCCCCTTTTTTTGCAAAAGGGGTCCCACTGCTTTTTGCTTTATGCCTTGATTTAGATATACACCCCTGATAAAAACATTTTGGTACCATGGACTTGAATAAGGTAAATATAGAAAAATTACCTGCAGATGTACGGAAGACCTTCAAAAGACTACAACTGCTCCATGCTGAAAAAAAGATACAGAACAAAGCTAAGAATGACTTTCTATCTTTTGTAAAATGCATGTGGCCAGATTTTGTAGAGGGGTCCCATCACAGGCACATCGCAGATAAATTTAATAAATTAGCTACGGGCGAAATAAATCGTTTGATAGTGAACATGCCACCAAGGCATACGAAGTCTGAGTTTGCATCTTTCTTGCTACCAGCGTGGATGGTGGGCCGTGATCCAAAGCTCAAGATCATTCAAGCAACGCACACCGGAGAACTCGCCGTGCGGTTTGGTCGTAAAGCAAAACATCTTATCGACTCAGAAGATTATAGAAAAATTTTTCAAACAACACTACAAGAAGACTCCAAAGCTGCAGGCCGTTGGGAAACGGCACAAGGCGGAGAATACTTCGCTGCTGGTGTAGGTGGAGCTATCACAGGACGAGGCGCGGATCTACTCATCATTGACGACCCGCACTCTGAACAAGATGCATTATCTCCTACAGCATTAGAGTCAGCGTACGAGTGGTATACTTCAGGACCACGTCAACGTTTACAACCAGGCGGTAAAATTGTTCTGGTGATGACAAGATGGTCAACCAAAGATCTGACTGCAAAACTTATAGCGAACCAGAAAGAAGCAAAGTCTGATCAATGGCACGTGGTCGAGTTTCCGGCAATCATGGACCACGGACCAGTGTGGCCAGAGTATTGGAACTTGGAAGAACTAGAAAAAGTTAAAGCATCACTGCCCGTTGGTAAATGGAACGCACAGTGGATGCAGTCACCAACATCAGAGGAAGGTGCAATATTAAAACGTGAGTGGTGGCAAACGTACGGTGAGGATGAGATACCACCTCTACAACATGTGATACAATCTTACGATACAGCATTCTTGAAGAAAGAAACTGCAGACTATTCTGCCATTACAACGTGGGGTATATTCTATCCAAACGAGGACAGCCCAGCGAATCTTATACTATTAGACGCTGTCAAAGGTAGATACGAGTTTCCAGAATTAAGACGATTAGCACTACAGCAATACGATTATTGGAAACCTGAGTCTGTTATTGTTGAGGCTAAAGCGTCAGGACTACCTCTAACCTACGAACTTCGGCAGATGAACATACCGGTTATTAACTTTACACCTAGCAAGGGAAATGATAAACATGCTAGAGTAAACGCCGTAGCACCTCTTTTCGAGTCTGGAATGATATGGGCGCCAGATCAGAAATTTGCAGAGGAGGTGATCGAGGAATGTGCAGCATTTCCAAACGGTGATCACGACGACCTTGTGGACTCTACAACACAAGCTATCATGCGCTTCAGGCAGGGCGGATTGATTGGTCACCCTGAAGATTACCTTGACGAGAAAAAAGACCCTAAACCTAGGACGTATTATTAATGGCTAAAAAAGTTATAGATATCATTTACAATCTTGTTCGTAAGAGACTAACTCTTAAAGGAGATGGAAAAGGCATTACATCTCTACCTAGACCAGACCAAGTCGAAAGAGGTATGCAAACTGTTTTTAAAAGACTTAAAGAAGGTGGATACAATCCTGTGTCTGCAGACAAAGCCATAAAAAGTGAAGACGATCTAGTTAGAGTTTTAGAAGATATTAATCAAAGACAAATAGCAAGGACCGAAGCTATGAAAAAAGCTGATGAAGGTATCACCAGAGTTTTTGATAAGATGAGAAGAGGTATACCCTTGAACCCAGACGATCAAGCCGCTCTTCAAGGTTCTGGTTTTAAAACAGCGCTAGATAATTTTAAAGGCTTTGAACCTAAAGTTATTCAAGGTGGCAAAGATTTAACCATGAAAACTCGTATAGGAGAAATACCCTACATAGAAAGTCCAACACAAACAATTATGCAAGGTGGTAAAAGAGTTCCTGTTAAAATACCAAAAGATGCAAAAGACGATCTGTTAAAGTCTTTTGATAATGTTATGGTAAGAGGTGAAGATACAAAATACGATGCAGATGTTTTAGCAACGGATCTTGCAGAGAGAAGAGGTTTTATTAAAGAGGGTCAGGATGCTACTGACATGGATCAAAAAGATTATTCTAAATTATATAGCGAAGCGTATTCGTTTTTAACTAAGTCTAGATTTTTAAATAAACCAAAGAAAGCAAAAGGTGGTTTAATAAAAGCTGTGAAAGCATTAAAAAAGAAATATGGCAAAGACATTATTCAAAAAGGCAAAGCACCAAAAGATAAAGGTGGTAGAAAAAAACTTAGACAAATGTTTAAAGATTTTGAAGAGAGAACAAAGAAAGAAGGTGGTGGTTTAGCTTACATGTTAGGTGAGCCAAGAGAAGAATTTATCTTTGGTGGTGGTGTTGGACTTAAAAATTTATTAAGATCGGTAGGTAAGAGACAAGGCATCAAAGGTTCTGATGTTCTTAAACAAGGTAATCCTAAATCACAAGTCCCAAAAAAAGCAAAACCTTTTGTGTCTAATAGAGATATGGCGGACATGAAACGATTAAGAATAGAACAGCTAGAAAATCAACTTGAGGCTTTAAAACTAAATAGAAACTTATTAGCGAACAGAGATAATTTTCCTCCTATGTTTAAAGAAGTTGGTGATGATATGATAAGAATGATGTTACCTGATGAAGTAAGACAAAGTTTAAAAGGATCAACGGTTGAAAGTTTAGATAAAGAAATATTACAAATAGAAAACGTATTGAAGAATTTAAAAGTAGGCAAAGACAAACGAGCGTTGAACGCTGACGGTGGCAGAATAGGTTTTGCTGACGGCGGTATGTCTAGAAGAACGTTCTTAAAAATTATGGCAGCACTAGCTGCGTTCCCTGTTGTAGGTAAACTAGCAAAAACTACAAAGGTAGCGAAAGGTGTAAAACCAATCGTGACACCAACAGCAGAAATGCCAGCACACTTTCCTAAACTCGTAGAAAAAATTCTTAAAGAAGGACAAGTAGTTAAAAAAGATTTTGTTAAAAAAACCGGTGATGTAACAACATACAAACACCCTGATAGACCTGACATAGAATTAACCATTGAAGGAGAGGGTAATAGAATACAATTAGATTTTGATACTGACCAAGGTATGAGAGCTGGTTATGAGTTTAGAAAAGGAGATATTATTGATGATATGGAAAGCCCTATGAGAGGTACAAGAGGGCCTAATGAATTTAATCAAGGTGAGGTTAAATATAGAACAGCTGGTGATGGATACACAAAAGATTTTGAAGAGGGCATAGATACAGGAACAGAAAATCTTGATGAGTTTGCAGGTATGGGAAAACAAAAAACGAGTAAATCTAAAGTTAACTTAGATGCTTATGATGATTTAGCTGTGCCAGATGAAGATTTAGCTGATGGCGGATTAGCAGGTCTATTAGGAGAATAATGAAAATAAAGCACTACAACGAGATGATGGCTTATCTAACTCGTCCAGGGTTCAATGGCGGTGGTGCGGTGTCCAATAGAACTGTTCTACCAAAACGTAAACCACCAGAAGAAGTTAAGAAAAGAAAAAAGATAAACTACGAAAAGATCAAACAGTATCTTGGTAAAGAATCACAAGAGCTTATTGAAAGAGAATTAGGTTTTGCGATTGGTGGATCTGTGGAAACACCAAAGCGTGGCTTGGTTGATGAACCAGGGAGCTATTCTCAAGACAGACCAGAGAGAAAATTTAAAGTTAAATTAGATGATAAAGGTTTTTTAAAGTTCTTAAAAAAATCATATGATGATAATGCTGATTTTGCAATAATTAAAAAAGTAAGAAAAAAACTTAAAAATAAAAATGCTTCTGTAGAAGAAATACTTGAAGCTATGAATCATCAAGATAGATCTAATTTTAAAGGCAATTATCAAAACGAATTAAAAAGAATTGAACAAGCTAAATTTTTAAAAAAAAATAAATATATTTCTGAAGCAGAACTAGGTAAATTAGTTGGTATTGAAAATTTTGGAGATAAAGTTAAGCACTTCCGAACTAATAAAGCTTACGAAGTTTTAAAACCTTATAGGGGTCCTCAAGTAGAAAAAGGGTCAAAAGGTAAGTCAAAATATTATTACCTAAAACCAAACGCTAAACAAATTAAAGCAATTCAAGCCCTTCATGTGGGAAAAGGCGGTGCACAAGGAGGGCCAAGACCAGGAACTTTAAAAGCAATTCTTAAATTACATAACGATAAAGTTTTTACTAATTTTTTAAAAAATTGGAAAGATGGAGACCCAGTGCCAGATAATATTGTTAAAAAAATATTTTCAGCAAATGCTGCTTACAGTCCAAACACAGTTATGGAATATGGTAGGTTCCTTGAGGGTAAGGGAATTATAAATCCTCGTCTTACAGACGAAACAATTGGTGATATTAAAGACGCTTTAAAATTAATTCCTAAAAATAAATTATTTGCAGAAAAAATTAGACAAGGTATGAAATATCAAACTAACGTTTCAGGGCACTTTACAGGAACGTGGCACAAAGCAGCAAGAGATTATGCGATTAGAAAAATGGATGAAGTTTATAATCCTCGTAATGCACCTGGTAAAACTTTTGGTGCTAGAGTTAATGCCATAAGAAAGACGATGGATGACCTTGGGTTAGGAAAATTAAACATTGATGAGATACAAGCTTTACGTACTGGTTTGTCTGGTGGCACAGAACCTTATTCTATTTTCTCTCAATTATTAACTAAGAAAATGAATATAAAAGTAAAAGGAAATATTTTTGATCCTCAAACTTCTAAAAGACAAATAAGATTAAATGAAGCAATTAAAAAGTTTGGTAAAAATTCTCAAGAGGTTGCTGATATTATCAAAGAACAAGATACTTTTGTTAGAAATTTTAGAAAAGATTATCCTGATTTTCAAAAAATAAATTTAACTAGATTTGATCTTAGAAGTCCTATTGAAGTTATGGGTGAAAAAAGATTTAGAAGTCTTCCTGTTGAAGCAAGAAAATCTATTTTACAAAATTATAAAGATAGAGGATATTCTCTAAACTTAGGTCGTAATTTAGTTACACAAAAAGAATTAGCTGAAATGAAACCTGTTAAATTAATTAATAAACTTGAAGGTTTGAAGCTTTTAGAAAAAGCAGGGATAAAAATATCACAATGTTTTTTAAGAAAAAATAAATCTGGCGGTGGACGTTTAGAGGGAGAAACTCAACAACAATGCATAACAAGAAATGTAAATTCTGAAATAAATAGAGCAAAAAGAACTAAAGACTTTTCTAAATTTAAAAACTTAAGAGGTTTTTTAAAAGGAACGCTCGCTGTCGATATACCTCTAGAGCTGATGTTCACGATGCCTCACTTAATATCCGGTGATTATGAAGCTGCAAAAAGAGCATCAACGTTAGGACTTTTTGGTTATGGAGGAAACGCCATAGATGATTTTAAAGATAACCCAGAGGTTCTTAAATACGTTAACACACAAAATAAAACAATCGAGTTTGTTAATCAATATAGAGAACTTGATAGATTAGAAAACGAAATACAAGATAGAACAAAACGTTATGAAGATCCTGGAAATAATCCATTGTTTAAACAACAGTTAGAAAGTGATATTAATTATCTTACTGGTGAGTACAATAGAATTGGGTCAGAATATAATAACACTCTTGAAAAGTTTGAAAATAAAGAATTAGGTTATGACACTATTGAAGATGAAACAAAAGCTAGAAAAGCCACTCAACAAGCTCTTGAAACACAACAGAAAAATTTAAGATTTGGTTTCAAACCTATAACTAATTTAGAACAAGCAATAGAACAAAACTTTTCAGAGTATCCAAGAGCGGTTACAAAAGCTCAAGAGCTTATACCTGAAACACCTGAAGGCTCGCCCATGCTTTTTGATTTAGGTCTACCAAAAGATATTAGGGATTCTTTTGGTGAAATACCTTTAAAATATTCTAGTGAACTTGGAGCCCTTGAAGCAAAAGAAACTAGAGAGGGTTTAAAAAGAAAACAAACAGAAGGTATTTTAAGATCAACAGGTATTCCTTTGGCAAAACAAATTCCTAACTTATTTGATTTTTCTAAGTCTTTTTTTAGAGGATATGCAGGTGGTGGTATAGCAAAACAAGCAGGGGTGGAATCTGGCCCACCGCCAGAATCAGGGCCTAATTCACAGGGCTTGGCTTTTTTAATGAAACGTGGTAGATAACGACAGGAGTTTAAATGGCAGATATAGATAAAGGACTTCCTAACACTCGTACTCAGGTTAAAGTTCCGGGCGAAGAGGTCGAGATAAAGGAAGAAATCAAAGAGCAAGCACCCGTAGAAGTTATCCCTGAAGAAGATGGCGGTGCGACTATAGATTTTGAACCAGGTGCGATTAACATACCTGGCACAGAAAAACATTTCGATAATTTAGCAGACATTCTACCTCAAGATGTTTTAGAACCACTAGGTTCTGAAATGAAACAAAATTACATGGACTATAAGATGTCCAGAAAAGAGTGGGAAAGATCTTACACAGAAGGACTTGACCTATTAGGATTTAAATACGAAAATAGAACGGAGCCGTTTCAAGGAGCTTCAGGTGCCACGCACCCTGTGTTAGCAGAAGCTGTTACACAGTTTCAAGCTACAGCATACAAAGAGCTATTACCAGCAGACGGACCAGTAAGAACACAAATCTTAGGAGTTAACACACCTGCCAAACAACAACAGGCAGAAAGAGTAAAAGATTTCATGAACTATCAGATCATGGATCAGATGAAAGAATACGAACCAGAGTTTGATTCTATGTTGTTTCATTTACCACTTGCAGGGTCTACATTTAAAAAAGTTTACTACGATGATTTATTAGGTAGA